AAATAATGGGTACAGATGCTTCAGTAAATGCAGTTACTAATGAAGTATTAGAAGGTGAGTTACAAGGGCAAAATGGTTATACTGTTACTTTTGCAGGTAAACAAGCTCAATTACTTAGAGAATTTGTAGGTAGTATTACTTTAAACGGTGGTGCTACTAAGAGCTTTGGTGCATAATCAAAACTTTAATTAATAAGAATAAGAAAGGATGGTTTAAAAAGCTATCCTTTTTTTTTGTTATTTAGAATGATTATAAATAGTGGTTTTTTTTTAGTATATTAGGCATATGAAAAAGTTTATAATAAAAGCTGAGTTTCTAGGTAAAAAAGTAATGGGTTCTGTAGGTGTTATATCTTTAACAGAAAAAACTACTCAGAAGGATTTAAGTAAGCTATATAAGGCAGGTTTTGGTAATATTGTTGAAATAGTAGAAAAGGATGCAGAAAAAGAAGACTAAAGGAATTAATAATATAGTTAAAAAGAATAGTATTAAAGCCAGTACTGTAAAAGATCCTATAACTACTCCAATAATTAAAAAGGAGAAGGAAATAAATAAGGATATTGAGCAGAAGTATGTACCATTTTTTCAAGATTCTAGTAATATATATCCAAATGATTTAGCTAAACGTGCTAGAAGATCAAGTACACATAGTTCTATTATTAATCAAAAAATAACTTTTACTATTGGTAAAGGTTTTTTATATTCTAAAGATGGTGAAGATGTAGATTTCAAAGATTTGCCTTTAGACTTTCAAAGTTGGTTAAATGAGGTTAATCCTGAAAATGATACTATAGATACTTTATTTAAGGAATTAGTACAAAACTATGTTATAACAGGTCAATGTTACCCACACGTTAAAAAGTCAGGTGATTATACTGCTATCTTTAGTGAAGATGCTACAACAGTTAGAAAAGGAAAAGATAAAAAAAGAGCTTACATTTCTAACTTTTGGAGAGATATTCTACTTAATTATGCTCCAATTAGTGACTATCCAATAAATAGTAATCTTACATTTTGGAATGGTACACCAAAGAATGAGTATTTAGTGCATATAATGCGTAAATACCCTGAATTTAGTTACTACGGTTTACCTGATTATGTTGGTGCTTTAGATTGGATTGATATAGAATATAGAGTATCTAAATACAACATAGATAAGTTTGATAATGGTTTTTTTCCTAGTGTATTAATGCAGATGTTCGGTGAAGTTCCTGATGGAATGAATGCACAAGCATATGTACAAGAAATTAAAAAGAGGTACACAGGAGAAGGAAATAATGATAAATTTTTAGTTGAGCTTTTAGATAGTCCTGAACAAGCTGCAAAAGTAATAGAGTTTGAAAGAGAAAGAGATGGAGAGTTTCAAATGCTTAGTGAATTAGCAGTTAGAAATATTATAACAGCACATAGGATTACACCAGCTTTAGCAGGTTTAGAAACTTCAGGAAAACTAGGAAGCAATGAACAAATAAAACTAGAGTATGATAAGTTTATGAACTCTGTTATAATGCCTGATTTCCAAGAACCAATATTAAGAGCTTTAAACAATATTATTAAAAGAGAAACTAAATTCGGTGAATATACTTTAAGCGTTTTAAATGTTTCTCCAGTTGGTAATTCTGATAGAGTAGAACTTAATGCAGTTACTACAGTAAACGAAGGTAGATTAATGATAGGTTTACAGCCATTTGAAGAAGGAGATACTAGAGGTGAACTATTTATTAATCAAAACGCTGTAGCAAATATTGAAACAGAAGAAACTAAAGAAGAAATAATAGAGTAATGGCTTTAAATACAGAAATAATAACAGATGTACAAGTAGCATCACTAGCAGTTAATGATGTTGCTTTTGATGAGGCATATTTTACAAATTACATTTTAACTACTCAAAGAAAATATATTAAACCCGTTTTAGGTGAAAAGTTTTTTAATGAGATTTTAACACAGATTGAAACAGCAACTATTTCAGCAGATAATGCAGTTTTATTAGATAGTTTTATTAATTCTATGTTAGCTCATTATGTGGTTTATGTTTGTTATTCTAAAGTTCATATACAGGTAACTAATCAGGGTTCTATGCTTAATGATAGCGAGTTTGGAACACAAGCGAAAAGTGGAGATTATGCACAAAGTAGAGATTTTTATATTTCATTAGCTGATGATATAAAGGTAACTATGATAGATTACATTTTAGAAGTTAAAAAAGCAGATAGTACTAAATATCCTTTATTTAAAGACTGTGGAGAAATACCACAAGTTAATAAAAGAGGTATAATATTTTATGATTAATGAGCTGGAGGCATAGAGATATTTTAGAAGCAGAATTACACGAGCCTAAAGGCTTTACAACTGCTAACAATGGAGATAGTATTTGGAGAAATGAAAACGGTTTAGGAGAGTGGACTGATAGAGAGGTTTTACCTGCTGCACTTAATTTTGTAGATGCAAGTGTAGCACCACCAACTACAGCAAGTGGTGATATATATGTACTTTCTTTAGGTGCTTCTATTCATGCAAATTGGGGTACTGTAGCTTTAAAGGATTGGGTACGGTATGATGGTACTAGCTGGAAAGTTATAACACCTAGTAAGTCTATTCTATGTTATGATAAAACTTTAGATGCTTTAATGGCTTATGATGGTTCTACATGGAATAGAGTTAGTCCACCAACTGAAACATCAAAATACATAGTAAGAAGTGCTGGTACAGAAACTAGTTATAGTAGTTTTTATACTGCATATAATAATTGTATAAATGGTGATGTTTTAGATGTTAATGTTTCTGAATTAGTTAACTGTGGTTTAGGTTCTGTATATTGGATTTGGTCAGCAAATGTTACTATAAACATGAACGGTCACGATTTAGAAATTACAAATTTACGAGCTATAAAAATTGCAGATTCTTTAATTATATCTATTATTAATGGTGGATCTATAGATTTGCAATCTAATACAAATGAAGCAGGGTTTATTTTTGAAGGAAACGGTACTTTTTCAAGTGATAAAACTGTTAATATTTTTCAAACAGTTGGAGGTAATGGGGCTTTTCATATTGGTAATGTTGCTACAAAAACAGTTACTTTAAATGGTATTTTATCTTATAACAATCCTTCTTACTGTATAAGAGCAGGAGGATTAACAAAATGTATTGTAAATAATAGTTATTTAACTAATTTAGGATCTAGTAATTTTGGCTGTATAGATAATGATAATTTTGTAGTTAATAACACTATATTAATAGGTAAAGCTACTGGTACTTTAGGGAATGCAGGAATAGATTCTTTAACAAATATTTTTAATAATTGCACCTTAATCGGTAAAGGATTAAAAAACTTAGGTAATAAATCAGTAATTTTAAACAATTGCACAATATCAAACGAAAACCAAACTATAAGCACTGGTGGAAGTCAAATAAAAGCTAATAACTGCTACTTTAAAACAACAGGTAGTACAACATGGCTAATTACCATTCTCTTTGATAATAGTGAACTTAATAACTGCACTTTTGAAGCAGATTTAAATATAATTTTAACTAACAAAAGTATATTTATTAATAATTGCACATTTAAAGCTAATAACGGTTATACTATTCAGAGAACTACAAGCTCAGGAACTAATCCAGTTATAATAAAAAACTCTATTTTAGAATCAACTGGAAATGATGTAATATATTTTAGTAGTGCAAATCAGGGATTAGGTTTTGATTTGTCAAATGTTACGTTAATAAGTAATACAGGTACTCAATACTGTTTAAATTTAAATACTGGTTCTACTGCTAGATATGATAACATGAAATTTAAAAACACTGTAACACCAGCTAACCAATTTAGCAGGGCTTCAATACCAACAGATAACTCAGCACTACAAACTTCAACAATTGATACACTAGGAAATATAACTTTAGATTAAAAAAAATATGCTGCAATTTAAAATAACAGAAGAATTAAAATCAGTTTTAACAAGTAATGGTATTCCATTAGGTTTACCTATAGATCAAAAAATTACAATTATACACTACATAGAAAGAACAACTTTAACAAACTGGTTCTATAATTCTAAAATGTTTATTGGAGATTATGATCAAATTCAAAATGTAGTTAAAAATAATTTATTTGTTGATATAGATCAAATACCCTTAAAGGTTAAAATTAATTTATATAATACAGATGGAACAGATAAATATATTCTACCACAATCAACTGCTGAAAACTATGGAAAACCTACAGAAATGATAGGATATCCATTATTAATAGAAATGCAGGTATTATTCCCTTTATTAAAGGATAATATAGAAAATGGAGGATATAAATGAGTAATATAATATTTTGCAGTCATACTAG